TCAGGGGCCGAGACTGTTCTGATAATGCGCTTCCGCAAGAGCGCGGCGCAGATTGACGACTTCCTCGCGCAGGCTTTGGATCTCCAGCATCAGGTCATCGACCCGGCGCTCATAGCCGTCAATCAGGGTTTGCAACCGAGCATCGAGCGCAGTCTGCATTGCGGGTCCGCGATTGAGCAAGGCGAGAAGGAAACCGCCGACAGCGGTCAGCCCGCTGGCGCCCAATGTCACCAGCCAGTTGGGTATCTCGCCAATCATGACATTTGCGTCCTCTTAACGGATAGAGCGCCGCCCGTGGTTCCGCCAGCGCTCATCATTTCGACGAGGTGACGGCGACGGTCGAAGCGACCCCGCCAAGCGTCGAACAGAGCGACATCGAGACGTTCACGATTTTGGTCGCCGCTCCCGTGCGCACGACCTGCCCGCCGGAATTCGCCGCCTGTTCAGCAACCAGCGCGACATTCGCAGCCGTGCTGATATCGCAAGCAAAAATTTGCGCAATCGCGGCGGCTGTCCTGGCGTGCTGCTGAATTTGATCGGCGGTGATCGGGGTTTTCGAGGACATGGCGGACGCCGGCAGAGCCGCGAACAGGAGCGCGCAGGCGATGAGCTTTTTCATAGGCTTCCTCAGGTGAAGACGGCCGCGCCGGATTCGGGATTGATCCCATCCTTTCCAAGCGGCCTGGACGGCGTGATCTGGATGACGTCCCAGCCAGGCGGGAACGTTTCGTAAAGCGCGACAAGCGCCTCGGCGAGGGAAAGGGCGAGCGCCACATTGCCGGCGACGTCGACCGGGAGCACGGGCGCGAGCGCCTTGTCGAGGGCCAGCCCGGCGGCAAGCCCTTCGGAAATCGTCGCCTTGCCGGCGGCGAGGTCGACCAGGAATCTCACCGCCTGTTCAGCAGCAGCCACATCCTGGCCGACAGTCCCCCTCGCCGCGGCGGCGCCCGCAGGCGTCTTGGCCGCATTGGAAACCCAAGAGGCGAGGCGCTCCCAGGCGCTCATTTCGTCGCCACGGCCGCGCCGACCAACTCGGCGGAGGCGTCGGCAGGGACAACGCCCAGCGCGGACAGCTTGGCGAGGATCAGCGGGCGCAGGTTGACGCCGAGCCATTTGGAAATCGCCGGCGCCGATGCAACCGCATAGCGTTCGGCGGCGGCCAGGACGAGGTTGGTCGTTTCGAGCGTCAAAGTCTTGCCGTGAACCGCGCCCTCCACCGCGCCGACGCCGTAATTCACGGCCTTGGCGATCAGATCGTCCGTCAGCAGAACTTTGACATAGGCGGGGGCCCATTTGGCCACGACGAAAGACAGGAGCGCGATGGCTATGGAGCCAAGCGAGGCCAGAGCCGACGACACCCAATCGCCCCAAGGCACAACGACAGAGGCGGGCGAGGCCGCATCGCCGGCGCAAGCGGCGGAAGCCATGCCGAGGAACAGCAGGCACGCGGACGCCGTCCTGGCGAGCAGGTTGTTGTTCATATTGATTTCCTTTCAGGACCGCCGGCGTCGTCATGGCCGCGCATCGCCGGCCGGCGCCCGACGCGCAGGTTGGTCGGTCAGGCGACCGGATGTCTGGAGAAGTAACCTTCCCAGTATTCAGCTCTTTGGCCACGCTTGGCGCATTGACCGGGCGCGCCGGGCCGCTCCCAGAAACGACATGCGGCATAGCCAGCGTCGTAGGCGCTTTTCGTCTGCCTGATCGCCGTCCACGCGCGCTTCTCTGTGTGCGTCAGCTCCCAGAACGCCGCCTTCAGCTGGTCGTCGAGAGGCGGTGTTTCGCGCAGATCGACTCCGCAGCCGTCGCGAATGGCGTCGATGCGCGCGGCATGCCATTGGTGGAGTCCGAAGGCTTCGCCATGATCGCCCACCGCCTTGGCGTTCAGCGCGCTTTCGGCGTCGGCCTGGGCGAGCAGGCCGCAGGCCTGTTCGAGGGTCAAGCCGCGCGTCGTCCAGAATTTCACAATGGTCGCCGCGGCGGCTTGGTAGGCCTTGTTGTCCATGGTCGTCTCCAGACAGCGGGCGCTCTTGCCCGCGAGCTCGCGCAGCTCCGCGAAAAGCTCCACCGCGCTCATGCCGCCAGAGCCGTTTTTACCCGCGCGACAAAATCCGGCTTGTCGACGCGCGCGCCAGGGCAATCGTGGTGATCCCTCTTACATTCCCGGTGGAAACGCAGCGTCGCCGGATCGAGCTTGAGGACGCCATAGAGCGCGGCGACCGCCGCGACAGCGTTGTCGCGAACCTTGGCGCCATCGCCGCTGTCAAAAGCCTCCGTCGAGAAATCGCCGACCATTTCCACGCCGATGGAAGTCTTGTTGAAGCAGGACGCGTGAACGCCATCCTGCTCCAGATCGCAAGCGATCCAGATGAAATCCGGCGCGACAAAGAGGTGCGGTCCGCTGTGCCAACCCAATTTCCTGTAATACGTGTTCAGATTGCGAATGCGTTGCGCGCCCTGCGCCTTGCCGAGACCGAAATGCGCCCACTGTTTGAGGTTCGGTTCGGCGGTGTTGTGCAGGGTCACGAATTGCGGGCGCCAATTGGCCCATTTGAGCGTCGAGATATGCGTCTTGAATTCCGCGGCGGCGAACCCGCGCGGATCAACAAGGAAGGTCACGGATTTCTCCTTTAAAGCCGGAGGGGAACGACGGACGCGGAGCGTCATCAATGGTTCGAGACCGCCCCCGATCGCGCAGCCCCATCAAGATCTTGAGGGGCTCATCCCAAAGAGCGTCGAACTCGCTAGCGCCCGCTCATCAGTTCGCGCCGGCGCCGGTTTCGACGATATGCACATCGGCGACCCAATAAATCGTCTTGCCGCCCGTGCAGGTTCCGGTCCCGGTCAGGTAGGCCCCGCCATTGGTCGTATCGAGAACGACCGAGGGCGTCCATGAAGCGGCGCCCGTGGACTTGCGGACCGAGGTGAAGGTCGGTGGCGTGGTCGTTGGACCGCTGGCCCCTTCGAACTGGACGCCCGCCGCACTCTTGTTGGCGATCAATCCGAAATTGACGGTCCAGTATCCATAATCCTGTGTCGAGCAATAGGCGTGCAGCTTGACCGTGACATCTTCCGAAAAGGGGATATTGATCGGTACGAATATCTCATTTACGCCGCCGGGAGGCATGTTACCGGTCGAGGTGATGTTGGCGGCGCTTGTTCCCGACCCGTACATGACGCAATCGACAACCTGGCTATCGCCGTTCCATCCATTCGTTCCGACCGACGAGCGAATAAAGCACCCTTTGCGATAATGGTCGTCGATGCCAGACCCCAACGCGAAATTCCCCTGCCCGTTGACGTAGCCGTAGGAACCAAGCCAGCCCAGAGGGCCGCTGGCGCCTCCCTTCACATGCTGACCAATCCCAGAATAAAACCCACCATTGTAGTTCTGGTAGACGGGTTGGAGCCCGGTATTTGCCGCCACCACCGTGTTCACGCCAGGCGCTCCGTTTTGCTGCACAGCGATCGGAACGCTGCCCTCGTCCGCCCAATTGCCAACCAGATGCGCGTCCTGCACGCCGCTGGCGACGAGATAGCCGATGGGATCGCCTTGCGCATGGTTGCCCGTCAGATGCGAGGCATAGCCGGTGACGTAATAGCCGGCGACGGTCGTTCCGCCGCCCGACGTGTTTCCCACCCAGGTTGATGCGCCACGCGCGCACATATTATAGGGAGCGTAAAATGCAGAAGGAATTGCGTATCCGTGATTTGTGACAAAATGATTGTTTGAGCCTCCGTCGTACACTTGACAATAAGAACCATTCACCATGAAATTGAACATGATGTTATTGTCAGGACTTTCAACATCTAGCGCGAAGGTGGGCATGTGCGCGAGGTCGGGGATCACGGCGGAATCGTTCAGAATATAGTTGTCGCTGACGGTGTCCGTCCCAGCGCCCGTCCCTCCTTGGGCCAGCAACACATTCGACCCACCCGGCGCCGCGTTCGTGATCCAGTTATGGTCGATGTAATTGTTCTGGCCATTCAAAATACTGACGCCGTGAATCGCCATGGCGGCGGCGTCGATTTGCAAACCGGCCACGCGATAGCCGCGGCTCCAGACCGCATCCTTTTGGATGACGCTGTCCATCACGGCGGCCGCGCGGATCGTGGATGCGCGCCCGTCCCCCTCAATGGTGACGGCGTTTTCGTAATCGTAGGGCGTTGCGCTCGCGCCGATAAGCGAAAGCTGCGAACCGAACAAATAGCCCTGCCCTGGAGGCGTCGGAACGTAAAGCCGCGAACCGCGCGTGGGGTTCACGATCATCGCCGAAAGCGCGGACGCGAACGCTGGCTGATCGTCGTGGCCGTAGGTGACAAATTGCGCCACGCCGGTTTGCGACGCCGCCGCACTGGTCGACAACGTGACGCTGGATGCGGAATTGACCGCCTTGATGGTCGCGGACAATACAGAGGTGAAGTTCGGCGCTGCAAACGTCGCGCCGGTCCCGGTCCCGTTCGTGGAAGCCTGAGACAAAACGCCTGATGGGGTCGTGGTGAAAATTCCGGGGTTGTAAAGCACAGCGGAGGCGACGCCTCCCGCGCTGACGCCGTCGCTCGCTGTCGTGGCCGTCACCATGACCTTGATCGGCTCGGGGCCCGTCCCGCCGTTCAGCGTGATGATTGCGCCATAGACATAGCTCGACCCTGCTGAGGAAACCGTCACCGGTCCATAAGCGAGCCAAGTCCCGCCACAGCCGGGAACCGCGATGATCTTGCCGACATCAGCCCCAGAGAAAACGGGAGTATAGGTCTTGCTCGACCAGGTCGCCGAGGCGAAGCTGATCGTGGCGCTTCCAGCTTGGCAGGTCACGGCCAAATAAGGCCATTGCCCGTCACCCTTGGCGCCGAAGTCGTCGATCACGTTGAGATGGTGACCGGCGCGCGACAATGCGGACGCCGAACTGACCCCGCCAGGAGCTATGAAGGGGACAGCGGCGGGGCCGCTCGGCGTCCCGGTCCCGCCTTCTGAGACGCCAAGCACGCGGTTCGATCCCATGCCAGCGGCGAAAGCGGCCGTGGAAACGAAAATCGACGCAACGATGAATCTGATGATCATGGTCATACTGCTCTAACGAGAAAGCCTGAGGCGTCAACGAAGGCCTGCCCGCCCACGACAGGAACGGAGCCGGAAGACATATCGGGCAGGGCGGCGATGAGCAATTGCGCCAGAGCCGCCGTCTGAGAGGGAGAAAGCGCGGCGAAACACGCGGTCAAGGCGGTGGGCGTGACGCTTGTGGCAGCGGCGGCTTCCCCGCTTTGGGCGGCGGCGGCCGCGCTCTGAGCGGCGGCTGCGGCGCTCTGGGCCGCAGCCGCAGCGCGGTCCGCCGCCCCGGCGGCGCTGGCGGCGGCCGCCTGGACGGACGACTGAATAGCAGAGACAGCCGCCGTCATCGCGACCGGCAAGACCGTCGGCGTCTCCGATGTCTCGCCGTCGACAGCGACCGTATCGCCAAGCGGCACCTGTCCCGTCGCGGCGAGGTCGGAGGCGAACCGCGTGACGCCCTGAGAGAAGGCGAGGCGTCCAGTGAACAGCGGCACGATGGCGCCGCTCGTCAATTCCAGCCGACAGTCATAGACGAGACGAGGGGGCATCTGCGCCATATCCGAGGCCGGCGCGGAGAACACGCAGAGGCCGGTCGCAGCATCGAACCGCGCCATGCCGCCGGAGATGTTGGCCGAACACCATTCGTAGACGGGCGGATCGGCCGCAAACGCTGTCAGCCGCGCCTGCATGCGGAGGGTGGAGCCAGCGACGCCATAGACACGCGCCAGGGCCGAGAAGTCGCGGGTCCACCGGAACGTGGCGTTGGTGGACGCGCGAAGATTGTAGGTCGTGGTCATTGCGACACCTGCATGGCGCGGCATGATTGCAGCCGGATTGTTGCGGACACAGGATCGCCTGCGGCGAAGGTGACGTAGAAGGCGAGTTGGGCGCTGAAAGTCCCCGCTCCCTGCACCGAGGCGATTGGGGTCAATTCGTCGAGCGTCAGGACATTGCCAAGACTCGTGCTCGTGACGCCCGGAGCCCCTGCAGCAATGTTGGCGTCGTTGAATTCCACTGCGCTCGCGCCATGGCGGGCCGCCCAGGTGGTATAGGTGTTCGACGCCAGACCCGGCGGCGTGAAGGTTCCGCCTGTCACCTGGTCGTAATATTGCAGCGCGACGCCTTTCACGCCGTAGAGGTGGCCGTTGGCGCCAGCCGAGATCTTGACCCGGCAAATGGCGCGATGGGATTGGCCGGCGGTGAAGGACGTGGCGATTGGAGCCTGGATAATCTGGGACAAGGTGACCTGCGGCGCGCCGGAGCCAGCGTATCCTTGCAGCTGAAGAACAAAATCATCATTACCGTCGCCGAATGGATTTTGCTCCACACCATAGGACAGCCCGAGGACGCCCTGGGAAAGCGCCGCCGTCGATCCGGAGTCAGTGGCGAGTGTCCAGCCGTAAGGAACGCCCTTGAGGACGGTCGCGCCGATACCAGAGCCGGATGGGGTCCCAGTATTGGCGAGCGGCGAGGCGGTATTCGTTTGAAGCGCGTAGACGTTGGGACCGGTGATGCTGTCGCCGATGAACGAGGCGGGGCTTGTGTTGTCGTTTTGCACGAAACCCCAATTGTAGAGCGAACCGGACATGTTCGAAGCGCTGTTGGCGGAAGCCATTTGCACCAGGCCGTTCGCAGCATCCACGCAAGCGACCGTCGCTCCGTTCAACGGCGACTGCAGCGTGTTGGAGAAGTAAAGTTTCGATCCCGTCTTGAAGATGTTTTGCGCGGTCGCCTGCGGGATCGCGGTCAGAGCCGTGCCGCCGACATAAACGTTGGAAAGATAGTAATTCTTGGTCGTGGCGGAACATGTCGATGCCTGCGCCGACGTCGAAGTGACGCTTGTGGCGTAGAAGAAATAGTTTTGCGCGGCGGCGGGCGTGAACGGTTGGCTGGTCGGAATCGCCGATGTCTGGCTCGCCGCCTGCAACATGGCGTTGGCAAGCAGGGCGCCGCCGTACGGGGTTGGATGGAGGCCGTCCACCGACGTGTAGGGCAGGTTGAAATAATAGCCTCCGGAGGCGACCGCCGCCGGGTCCAGATGCGCGCTCCAGGTCGGGGCGACGTGGACCCAGGGGTAGAGTCCCGGGCATTGCGCGCCGGACAAGCCGGGATAGGTCGTCCCCGAAGTCGGATCGGTCCATGAGCCGCACGAGGTGGCGTTCAACCAATTGTGGATCGTTGTCAGATAGGTGGACCCCGCAGGCGCGTTGTTCGATTTCCACCTGTAGTAGACGGCGATCTTCTTGCCGGCGTCGGCGCTGTTAAAAGTGTAGACGCCGTTGCTGACGGCATATTGCCCTTGTGTGGGCGCGGAGGCGACAGGCGTCAGAGCGACGCCGTCGTTGGCGCCCGGGCTGAACGTTACGCCGGAGGCTCCCGTGCCGCACGAATAGGTGTTGGCCGGCGTTCCCGTCGTCGTGGCGCCGCAGGGCGCGTAAAACACCTGTTGGGTGTCCCAGTAATTCGCGGAGTTGTAAACCTCCACCGTGTAAGGCGACGCGGAAGGAATGGTCCAAACTTCGGGCGCGCCCAGCGCGCTCTTGTTGGCGTTCGAAAAGCCTTCGGCGAGACCGCGCGGAACCTCGTCGCCGACGATGACGATTTTGTTGGCCGCCGTCGGGCCGAAGGCGTCGAAGATCGCCTGAAGAGCGGAAATGGCGTTGACCGCGCCTCTATTGCCATCATTGGTGCCGGCGAGGAGGAAAATGGTTTGCGCGGGATCTGTCACGATGGAATAGGCGCCGCCGAAATAGGCGCCGCCATTGGCTTTGTTGGTGTCGAGGTCGGTGATGGTCGCGCCGGCGGAGCTGGTGGCGTTGAACGGCGCGAAGGTGGTAAACGCCGAGACCGCCGCGGGATGGGCGAGCGCGACTGAGGAACCCGCAGTCGTGGAGGCGGTGATGCAGTTCGCCGGCACGGTGACGCTCGGAGTCGCGCTGTTGTAATCGGTGATCTGACAGCCGTAATTGGTCGCATTGGCGATGGTGATGTAGTCGCCGGCCGCTGGGACGCCGGAAAGGCCCGAGAGAGCGATCGTAAGCGGAGAACTCGTATTCGGGGTGATCGCCGCGGTCAGCGTCGCATTCGCGCCGTTGAAGCAGGCGTAGCCGATGGTCGAGGCGTCGCTGCAATATTGGGTCGTCGCATTCAAGCGCCCGGCTATGCCGGCGGTGGTTTGCGCGCCGACGCCATAGTTCCAACCGATCTCGGCCAGATACCTGTTGCCGGAGAGGGGGAAGAGCCAGCCCGCATGACCGTTCGAGTAGTCGGTGGACGCGGTGAAGGTAGCGGCGGCGGCATTCCAGGGCGGAAAAATGGTCGAATTCGCGGTGCGGGAATCGCCGAAGGCGACCGCGTAATTGTTCACCAAAGCCGGCTGGATATAGCGCCGGCCAGGTCCTGCGAAATGCGCTCCGCTTCCGAGGATGGTCGCGCCGCCGGCATTGTAGAGGCGCTGGGCGGCGAAAAGCGCCGGCTTGTTCTCCTGCCCCGCCCCCGCGACTTGCGCTGACGTCAGCATCAGGGCTGTGAGCGAAAATCGAACAAGGCGCATTAGTAGACCTCAAGAAATGAAACGGTCTGGGAGCCCGAAGCGGTGATCGCATAGACGGCGCCGCCGCCGGTGATGGTGATGCCCTGGCCCTGCACACCCGCAAGGAACAGGCCGGTTGCGGCCGTGACCGCGGCGCCGCCGATGTAGACGGCGGTCGTCCCGTGATTGGCGATGGTGACTTCCTTGCGGCCGGCGCGCGCGGGAACGATCTGCGTCGCCGAACTCGCAATGCTGATCTGGCCTGTAGCGAGATTTGCGTAGGTTTCAGTGGTCGCGACCGGATTGGTCGAGGAGATCGCGGCGCCGCCAAGCGCGAGATTGACCGAGCCGATGACATTGGCGCCGGCGGGAATCGCATTGGCGATGTTGAAAGTTGGCGTCGTCGCGAAAGCCGGCAGCGTTCCGCTCAGCGAGACGCTTTGACCTGACCAGGCGACCGTCTGAGAGGACGGGAGATTCGAAACTGAAACGGCGCCGCTGACGCTCAGCGTCCCCGACAGTTTCGACCAAATGGCGGAGAGCCATCCCGTGAGGCCAGAACCGCCCGTCGGCATGACGGCGCCGGTGATCGCCGCGCCACTGTCGGTGGTGGTCACGCCGGCGCTAAAAGTGACGGGCAAAGGGTTCGCGGAGGCGACCGCGGCGAGGTTGCCGAGGGCATTGACGAAGCCGATCTCGGTGGCGCTGGTCGGCGCGGCTGAGCCGGCGGCTCCCACGCTCGCGTTGGAGCCGCCACCGCCTCCACCGCTAAAATTCGTGACCTTGTTGCCGGCGCCGTCTTCGATGACAATGCCGCGGGTGACTGACCCGTCCGGGTTTTTCCATTCCATGAGAGGCTCCGAATATTTTGCCGCGCCGCGTTGTCGTTCAGAGCGTGGCGGCCAACGTGAACAAGTCGTCGATATCGGCGCTCGACTTGCCGATTGCCGTGCCGAGCGCGCTCAGCTTGGCGTCGGTGCGATAGAAAACGGGATCACCGAGGATCGCCATCTTCGCCGCGAACTGTTCCGGGACTGGAAGTGTGGCTATCGCGGCGCCAAGACGCGTGGGAACGGTTCCGGTCGCCAGCACGGCGAGCGCTTCATCCTGCGTGATGATCTGTGTTTGAGCTGCAGCTTGAAAGAATTGCTTTCGCGTCACCTGCGAAGGAACGGGTGGCGGGGGCGGCGCATATGGGGTGGGCGCATTGCCGACGGCGAGCCACGCAAGATACGCGGCGAAATCAGAGTTCGCCGGATCGGGCGGTATATAGGCCCCGTCCGACCTGAGAATGGATTGCGCGTCGGCGGCGAGCGCGGCGCTGGTGAGCGTGTACATAAACATGGATCAAAGCTCCGCGCTGGCTATAAACGACGCATACAACGAATTTGAGGTCGGAACAGACACCCCATTCACTGTGATCATCAAACCATTCTGCGTCACCGATCCTGCAAATGCGACAACATCGACCCCAGAATTGCCATTATAAACGTACCCAATATACCCGGAATGCGGGCTGTATATTGTTATGCTTGGAATAGACCTCATGGATACAGGCAGCGCGACGTTCACGGTACCGTATGACTGCGTTGCGTCCATACAGTGAGCGTAGGGCGTGATCGCGTTGGCTGTCCCTGGCGCCACCCCAGGCCCATAGCTCGTCTGGAAATAGCGCTGGCAGATCGCGAGTTCGACGCTGGGCGGCCGGCGCTCAAACGCCGTAGCGACGCTTCCCGGCTCGAATTGCGGTCGCAAGATCGTTCCATTCGAAAACTCGACGTTGGTCTGGCTTGCCGCCGTCAGGCCCGTCGCGGCGAACGGCGCGCTGGCGTAATTCCCCGTCCCCGTGTTTCCCGTGCCTTGCCAGACGCGGGCCTGGGCGGTCCCCGCGTGGGACAGCATGTAGGCGCCGCCTTCGATCAGCGTCGGCTCGATAGGCAGGATAAGCGAGCCTGACGTTACGGTGATCGACGTATCGACGCCACTCGCAGCGAAGATGTAAGTGACGCCGCTTGCGCCCGCCTTGACTCCGTCATGGCCATAGGCTCCGGCGGCGAGGGTCACGGTCCCCGAGACGGCGCGCTGGTTGATGGCGAAACTGGCGTTGCGCAGGCGATTGCGAAAACCGGCAGGGGCGCCGGCGGCTATGCCCTGCGGGAAGCTCGGCTGACCGGTGGCGGCGTTGACGACGAAGGCTTCCGTCCAAGTCGACCCGTTCGCCGAAACTTTAACATGCAGGTTGTCGTCGCCGGCGAGGCCGATTTGCGCGCGCCCCGAGAATGCATCCTGGAAGAGAATGGAAGCCGTGTTGGTCGGGGCAGACTTGTTGATCGTGAAATTGAAGCTTGTCCCGTTGAACAGTGCGGAGGCGCCGTAGACGGACAGAGGGTTGCTCGCATCGGCCGGGGTCCCGACGCCAACCGCCGGAAGACTTGACGCCGCGCGCGAAACAAGCGTCCATTTCGCCGATCCGTCGCTCTGCAGCTGGACGAACCCGTAAGGCGAATTGATGGCGACAGACGTAGCGCCGTCGATCTTGTCGGAGCCGCTGGCTGCGATGGTCGCCGTGATCGTCGACGAGGCCGCGCCGCTTTCGTCGAACACGCCGAGGGTGACGCCAATCGGAAAACTCGCCGCAGATGGCAGCGTCAGGGTGCGCGACGCTGAAAGCGCGGAGATGCCGATCATCCGATCCGTGGTGACAATGACGTAATTCGCGTCGGCGACCGTCGAGCGAGTCGTCAAGGTCCCCGCGCCGACGTCAGACAATTTCGCCAACGGCCAGCCGCCAGGGGTCACGCCATCGTGGACCGTCAGGCGATTGTTGGTGGTATCGACAATCAGTTCGCCCTGCGCGCCGGTGAAAGCGGCGACATTCGCCGCCGTGTCGCGGCGGCGCTTCAATTGAACGGACATCTGGTTTCCCTGACTCAGTTGGAAAGCGTTCCGAGATCGATCAGCGCGTTGACCTGCGAGGACAAGTCGCCGAAGTCGTCCGTCTCTGCGATAGGCTGGACGACCAGTCCGAAGTCCAGAGGCGCGCCGACCGACAGGCTGGCCGTGACGGGCCCGATGGCGCCGACGCCCGTGATCTTGTGGCTGTAGGCGACACAGGTGGCCAGGTCCTGAAGGCCGCCGCCGAAGATGTTGTAGCTTTGAAACTTCAGGTAAATGGTTTGGCCGATCTGCGAAGGCGAGAGGTCATAGCGAAGGATCGCCGAATCCAGGGCGCAAAAGGCTGAGCCCGCGGCGTGCGCGCCGGCCGGAAGAGTCGCGAGACCGCGATAGAGCTGCGAGAGGCGGAACTGATCCGGCCCCGTGAGCGTCGCTGTGGCGAAACTGAGGTATTCGCTATCGACGTAGCAAAGCGTGACCCCTGCCGCCGCAGCCGTCGCGGAAACTGAGTCCAAAACGCCGACGCTTTGCGACAGATCGACGTTGAGCAAATTGGCGGCATCGGGATTTGCGCCGCCATAGGCCGGCAGGCTGGCGAGGAGAACGCCCTGCGACGCCGGAGAAGAAACAGTGGCGACGCGGGTGTACGAGGCGCCGTCGAGCGACGCCCACACGTAACATCCACCCCAGTTCGGATCGCCATTCCGGCCGCTGGCGCCAATCCATACCTGCACGACGCCGCCGGTGAGAGATGGCGGCGGTTCGATAATGAGCGGCGTGTTGATGGGCGGCGCGGCCGCATTGGCGTCGGGCGCGCCATTGGTTCGAACTTGGGTCGGATAGCGCGTGGCCGTGGCCACGCCTTGCGGGAATTCCTCCGCGGTGATCGTGAGCGCGCCTTCGGAATCCTCTTCGATCTCGACAATCCGCACCACGGTTGCATTCAACCCCAAAGCCGCGTCGGTCAGTGTGACGAGGTCCATGGGTTCGAGGAGGCAGAACTCCATGGACAGTTTGAAGCTGAATGTGTTGCGAATGTAGAGTCCGCGCTGGAGAATCAGTTGCGCCGAGGTCTGCGCCGTTACCGCGTCGCAAATTTCGTGAGCGGCGACGGTCGAGCCGATGCGTCGACCGTAGCGGTTGATGGCGCCCTGGTCGAAAGCGACGATGGGGCCCGTGTTGTAGGAATCCGAGCGAGCCTGAATTTCAATGGCTTGCTGGTTGTATGTAGCGTAAGGGTCGGAGCGCGTGATTTTGACGGGATCCTCGCCCTCGACGTTGAGGAAGTCCTCGTCGCCCAAGTCGTAGATGGGAACGAGGTTCGGCGTCCAGGTTTTTTGCGACGTCGCGGAGCCGCCGGTCACGGGGCTATCGCCGTATGGGATGATCTTCAGCAAGCCGCCAGACCACACCGCCGTCGCATTGGTCAGCTTGAGCCAGCGCGTCAGGATGGACGATGCGGTCTCCGGCATGTTGAGGACCGGACTAATGGCGAGATAATTGGCCCAGCAATAGGTCTGGAAGGAGCTGTCGCCCGCATTCGCGTAAAGCGAAGTCGCGTCGATGGAAGCGGCGGGGAAGCCTACGCCATATTGCGGATTGGTGAGGAAATCGGAAATGACCTGCGCCGGATCCGCGTCAACGCCGTTGACGCCGGAGCCGTAGAGAACGCCGTGCACCTCGAAATTGTTGTCGCCGATGCTCGCGGAAGCGCCGAGATTGTAGTTGGCGCTGGCGACATAAGCGACGCCGGGATAGGTCAGGGCCTGGCTCGGAAAGGCGGTAGCAAGATACGACCAGACGGCCTGGGGAGAGACGCCCTTGAACAGACTGAGTCCGAGCGAGATCAGACTGGTTGTCGTGCTGGAGGTTTGCCAGACCTGGCCTATGCCGGCGATCGGCCCCTCGCAAATGCCCATCATGATGGAGCAGGCGTAATTATATCCCTTCGCTCCGCCTTTCCCACCCTTGCGGCCTGCGCTTTGCGCGAAAGCCCTGAAGTTCTCGTACCAGAAGCAATTGGGCGCGAGCACATTGGCGCCGTAGACGATGGGCACGGGCACGCAGCTCGACGTCGTCTGGACCTGGAGGCCAGAATATTTGGTGATCTGGGTGTTGACGTTTCCGGCGCCGAGAAAGCCCATCGGCTAGAACTCCGGTTGGGGCCAGATCGAGAACCAGGCGAGCTTGCGCCGGGGATCGGTCAGGGCGGGATTTTGCGACAGCCTTTCCTCGACGACGCAGCCAGCGTCGTGATAGGCGTGGATGATCGCGAGCGGGTCGGCCTCGCTCACGATGCCGCCGTGCGAATAGCTGCGGCCATAGCGGAACAGGACGATGTCGCCGGGCCGCGGTTCTTGAACGCGCCTGCAACGGCGATTGAAGAATTCGAGGTATTTCTCTTCGTTACGATGGATCATCCAGTCGGGCGCGTAAGGACGCGGATCGAAGGGCGGGGTGAGGCCGAGATCCACGAACACGCGCACGATGAACATGCCGCAATCGACGCCGACGCCGCGAATATCGGCGGCGTGGCGATAGGGCGTGAGCAGCCATTTGCGCGCCTCGGCGACAACGCTTTGGCGCTCATGGGCTTGGGGCATGAGCGTCCTCCTTCCGCCGTTACTTTCCGCCCTTGGCGCTGCCGCTGGTGACCGACGACAGCGGTCCCGTGACGATCTGCGGCGGCGGCACGAACGGAAACCCTCTGAACTTGCAAAGATTGTTGAAGCGATCCTTGCATGTGCCCATGGTGCGGTCGCAGCCGTAAGTGGCGACGAAGGCGTCGCCTGTCGCCGGCGGATAGGGCAGCGGATAGGATAGGACCAGACGGCCTTCACCGGCGGACTTGATCGTCAAATTGGCGCCCGTGTTGGCGCCGGAAGTGAAGGCGATGGTGCCCTGCTGGTATTCCGGAGCGGCGGCGCTCCACATGATGGCGGTCTGTGTCGATCCCGCGCCGACCGCGCCCGCCGTTGAATAGGTTCCCGCCGCGAGGCCGCATTGCGCATCGTAGAGGACGTGCTGGCAGTCGGCCTGGTAAACGTTGCGGGGCATGTCGATATCCAGCAGCACCATGTCCGAGGCGACGGTGACCTGGGCGCTGACGCGGCCGATCGCGTCAATCTGGGCAACGCGTCCCTTGAACAGGATGACGGAGCCGATCGGCGTGCTCCAATCGCTGAAAAACACTTTTTCGCGCTGGATCGCGGCGCCATCGAGCACGCCCTGCTGCACCGCCTGGAGAAACGGGATGCCGCCGATCGTGTCGGTCGGTCTTGCAAACATCATCACCTGCTGGCTGTCGACGTTGACGCCGCAGCTCGCCTTGTATTTCAGACCGGAGATCAGAACTGAGTTGGCGAGATAGGTGAAACCGTTCAGCGCAACGGAGGTGTCGAGATCGGTGTAGGTCAGGATCGCGCCCGTCGACAGCCAGATTGTAAAACATTCGGCCGTGAGCAGCGGGGCGTCCGATGTCGGGCGCAAGCCGTTGAGGTAGGTGATGAGGGCGGCGGGAGCGGATTTCATTCAGCGCACCTGACGGAATTTCAGGCCGTCGATCTTCCAGAGACCGGAGGCGAAGTTTTCGAATTCGGCCTGGTCTTCGAGGAACCGGCACTGGAAGGCGTAAGCGAAACTGGCGGCGATCGGCGCGCCATTCGCAGGGGCCGTTGAGAAGTCGATCAGGTTCGGCGCCGTGAGCGTGTAGGCGGAAGTCGCCGCGCCGGCGGTTGTCACGCTGCTGACCGCAGTGACGTAGCTCACCGGCTCGAAATAGCCGCCGATCGAGCGACCGAAGGTGAAGCGCTTGCTCACGCCGTCGCCCGTGCCGATGACCTGGGCGGAGACCACATTGTCGGTCGGGTCGACGTAGAGAAAGGTTCCCTGCTGGCCGCCGCAGGTCAGCCAAAACCCCATGAGCGTTTGCAGCGATTTGGCTTGCAGGCTGGCGTTGGCGCCGCTGGAGTCCAGGGCGTCGAAGGACAACTCGAACTGGTAGAGCGCATGAGCATAGAGCGACGCGCGCACCTCGCGTCCAGAGGCGTGCGAGGCGACGCGGGTCGAAAAGCTCGGCGTCTTCTTGATGCTCCAGCCCTGGCCGGGGAGGGTCGGGAAGATGGGAGGGCTCACGCGCGCACCGTTTCCAGTTTGAGGGTCTTTGTTTCCCAGAGATCGGTCATGAATTGCTCGAGCTCCAAGGCGTCATCGACGAAGCGCGCGAGATGCGCGGCGGTGAAATCCGCCGTCACGGCGGCGCCGGGCGCGGGGGGGATGACAAAGGTGAGCGTCGCCGGCAGAATCGACAGGGCGTAGGCGCCGGCAGACTGTACGACGCCGTCGATGTAGACCGTCGGCGAACCGATCAGCGCCTGGACGGTTTCGGTGAAGCCGCTGACGCCCCGGGTCAAAACAAAGGTTTTGGTGACCCCGTCGCCAACGCCGACCGTGGCGCTTGCGACTTGGCCGAGGTTTTGGGGCGGAGCGAACAGGAAGGCCTCTGCTTGGCCAGCGTGGGCGGCGATGAAGGCGATGACCGCCTGCATCTCCGCATTGGCGGCGTCACCGCGCAGCAGATCGAAGGTCAGCTCGATGTCGTACAGCGGATTGATGCGGCGCGCGGCGCGCACTTCCCGGCCGCTCGTATGCGCGTGGACTCGGGTGATGAAATAGGGCCTGTATTTCGCGTTCCAGCCCTGCCCCCTGAGAATGGGAAAGGCGACGACGTTTTTCGGCGCGGGCGGAGCGTCGGGCGTTGGCGGCGCGGACGACGGCCCCTTGCCTGCAATCCAATTGCCTGTCGCCCAGTTGCCGCCGTCGCCCCAAACGTCCGTGTCGAGCGGAAAGGCCGGGAACGGGCGCGCGTCCCAGTTCCAGGCGCAGCAGAACGATGTGAGGAGCATCGGGACGCCCGCCGAGGACGTTGCGTTGTTCGCGCTCCAGTAATCGTAAACGGTTTGCAGGGCGAGATCGGCGAGGGCGTCATCGCGAAGGGGCTTCCATCCGATGCCGATCGCGCCGCTCCACAGCGACCAGAACGGCGTAGCGCTTTCGCTTGATCTCGCATCGTAGAAAACGTTGGGCTGGTTGGTGCAACGGTCCACGCTGGCAAAGCCGTATTCGGCGAAGACGATTGGTTTTGACTGAGGAACCCAAGCCGTCGCCGGTCCATGCGGGCTCCAGCCGGTTCCATCGCCGTTGTCGTAGACGGCGTGATGCGTGTTGTTCCACCACCAGCGCAGGCCTTTTCGCATCAGCAATTGCTGATTGGCGGCAAAGGCGTGACGCGTCTGTGTGAGGCGATCGCCGCTGGGGCGGGTGCAGCGCTGGTCGGTGCCAAGCGGGTCGAGGCCGACGCCGTTCGTGTCGCTGCTATAATAAAACCAGTTGAAGCCCTCGCCCCCCTCGATATTGGCGGCGAGATAATGGGCGTTGCGCAGCGTGGGTTGGCCGGGCAGAGCGAGGCCGTTCATTTCCGCAGGCGCCGGCGGCCAGGTTTTTGGCGCGGGCGCGCTCCAGTTATGGCAGTCGAGGCCGCCATCGCCGAGCGTCCAGTCGGACAGCGGCAGGTAATTGTCGAAGGCGACCAGATCGATGTTTGGGGATGCGAACAATTGGTCGAGATGCGGCCATTGCCCGTTGGCGCCAGGGTGCTGGCAACCGTTCCAGGTCGACCAGTCTGGGGAATAGGCGATCAGGTTCTTATGGTTGGTCGTGTCGCGCGACAAACCCGCGCCGTCGAAGATGGCGCGCACATCGGCCGCGAGTTGGGTCAGGCCGGCGACGAATGGATAATCCCATTGGGCGCGACCGTTGGCGTCGGTGGTTCCGGCGGGCGTCCAATTCGGCCCGCGCAAGATTTCGAGGCCGCGCAATTCCGAGCCGATCAGGAAGAGATCGACGCCGCCCGCGACTGCGCAAAGATTTGCATAGTGCAGGATGAAGCGGCGATAGGTGAAGTCAGTCGGCGAGCCGCTATAGGCGACCGTCAGGTTCGTGGCGTCGCGCGTGAATTGCGTTGCGGTCGCCGCGCCGAGGAATTTTTGGATGGCTTGCGTTGTCGTGGCGCTCAGGTCCGTGGCGAGGCCGATGCGGCCGCGCCAGGGCTTTCCCGGCGCATCCATCAGGATGAACGGGTAGAAGACGACGCGATAGCCTCTGGCGCGCAGATCGCGGATACAGCGCACGACGCTTTGATCGGAAGGCGTGCCGCCATAGACCGCGGAGCCGCTGTCGGTCGAGATCGGAATGAGGCCGGACGAGGTTTGCGTCAGGCCGGACACGTTCCAGTTCGACGCGGACCAGACATTGTTGACGCAAATCTGGAAGGCGCCGCCGATGTAATTCGTCGCGGGATAGATCTTGCAGGTCGCAGCGTCGGTGGAATCGCCGAACCAGGCGCAGACCAGAGCCACCGTCTGGCATTCCGGATGCGCCGCCGCGAGCTGGTCGAGCGCGTAGGAATAATCCGATTTCGTCCCATTGGGGACGAGGTAGGCGTTGATGGGCGAATAAGCGCTCGCCGTGGATTTCTTGCCCTGCGCCGGCAGCGTGTCATAGGTGAACTCGCCCGTGGCCGGGAGCAGGCAAACGCCAAAAACTTGCGCCATGGCTCAGCGCGCCAGACGACGCAGACCGAGATGATCGCCGTTGCGCACGGCCTGGTCCATCGCCTTCATGATCTGCCGCGAATTGGCGCCAAGCCAGTTCCTGACAGAGTTGGCGTCGAGCGCGCTGACGTTGAGGTGGACGCTGCTCGGGCCACCTTGCGCCGCCGCGCCGCCGGTCTGGCCGGAGAGCATCGAACGGAAGGCGCTGGCCTCAGCAGCGGGCATGATGAGCTCGTTCTGGTGGACCATGGCGAGTTGGTCGTGCGGGATCGACCAGGCGCCGATATCGAAAGCGGCGACCGACATGACTGCGCCCTGCGCGGCGGCGGCAGGGCCTGCGGCGGCCGGGCCCATGATCGGCGACAGGAAGCCGAACACGCCAGCAAAGGTCTCAGAGGCGGAGGCGACGATGCTGCGCAAGACCGACGAAAAGATCGTCGCCTGACCGGCTGCGGCTTCGCCTGCCGATATGCCGACGCGCGCGGCGGCGCCGGCGCTGGCCGCCGCCGTCTTCTGGCCTTCCACGGACACCGCCAGCACCGCCATGGCGAGCTGCTTCTTCGTCCAGTCCGCGACCATGTCGACGCCCATCCTGACGAATTGGTTGACCAAAGCCGTCGTGACCCCGCGCATCGCCTGTTGAAAATTTTTCGTCCCCATGATCATGCCGGCGAGCGACGAAGACATGGATGACGACATGGCGTCGATCATGTGGCTCCAGGGCGCGACAGTCTGCTGGACAGATTGCAGCATCAGACGCTGGCTATTCGCCGCATATTGCTGGTCGAGCAGCAGCATGCGGCTGAGCACCGCCTGGCGCTGCGGCAGACGCAGATTGTCGATCTGCAATTCCTTCTGCAGCAGCGCCCGCTCGGCGGCATATTCGGCGTCGAGCGCCGCCTGGGTCGCGGCGACGCGCTCGCCGCCGCTCATGATCTTGAGCTTGGTCAGCTCCCGGTAGAGCGCCTCCTTCTGGCTGAACCCGGCGCGCTCCGCGGCAATCTCGCCGTTGATCGCGACCAGACTGGCGCGGGCGATTTCCTGCTGCGCCGTGCTGGCGACGGAGGGCAATTGCTGGAGGGCGGCCGAGACGCGCGCAATGCCGCCGAGGAAGCCGGAGACATCGGCGCCGAAGGAAATCGAAACATTTGAATCGGCCATGGTTCACCCGAAATTTTAGAAGCGACCCGACGGGAACAGCGCGCGCAGGGCGCTCAAATCTTTCTCCGGCTGCTTTTCTGGGCGCCAGACGCCCATGCCGGCGGCGACCATCGCCAGCAGCATGGCGGGCGGCGGATTCTCGCGCCAATAGGCCTTACGGGCGAAAATGCGCGCAAACGTGAGCTCGTCTTCCAGCGCGTCCGTCCAGGCTTCGCCGGACATCTGGCAGTAATGGGCGACGATCCGGTCGAAGTCCGGCGCGCCCTCGCCTACTCCCCCGGCGTGGCGGCCTCGCCTGGCGTGAACAAGCCGGTCTGCCTGGCGATGATCGCGAGGGCGCCGGCGAGATCGACAAAACCGGCTTCGAGATCGAGCAGATCGTCGCGGGTGAAATCCGGATGGGCGCGCGACAGGCCGGCGTGAACGACATCGATCATCAGGTCGAAATCGTCCTGTTCCATTTCCGCCGCCGCGAGAGGATCGCCGGCGCCGATGCGCGCCTGGATGGCGTTGAGACGCGGCAGCAGTTTGAGCAAGCCGGGCACGACCACGCGCGCCTGGCGCAGCGACAGCGGGGGAATGAAGAATTCCTGGCCGCCCAGGGCGGCGACCGGCGCCTTGGCGCAATCGATTTTGGGATCAGCGCGCATGTCAGATCGCCGTGTTGATTTCGCCGAGATTGTTCGCCGCATTGGCGAAGGCCTCGAAGTCGAGCTCGGGAATGCCGAAATCCTGAATTTTCGTCGCCACCGTCAGTTTGGTCGACACGCAATTGTAGAGGCGCAGCGACCATTGCCCGGCCGTGGCGTTGGCGTTGCTCTGATAGAAATCAATCTGAAAGGTCGGGGCGGCGCCCATCAGCTTATTGGACAGAACCGCGCGCGTGCCGGAGCCGGCGGCGGTCTGGGTGTAGGAATAGGAAACCAGAATGGCCTTGCCAGAATCGCCCGAATTGAAAGTGTAGACGCCGGCGGCAAGCGTGTACTGGCCGACGGCGGGGGCGGTGGCGACGCGCGTGAGGGCGAGGCCGCTCGACGCATAGACCACGCCGAGATCGGCGTCGAAGGCGGAGGCGTTGGCCGTCGCATAGGTATAGGGCGAGGACGAGGCGACCGCGCCAGCCTCGTTATAGGACCAGAGTTTTTGCCCGGCCGCGAGCGTCTGGCCGAAAAAGCAGGAATTGTAGAGAGGGCCGTCGATATTGGCGAATTTCGCCTTGCCGCTGATCTTGCCCTCGCCGCGCGCGAAGGCGATGGGGAATTGGTACTGGCCGAACAATTGTTTCGACGAAAAGCTGAAATCGAGCGTGACGTCCTGGAGCGCGCCGAACTGCACCGGCGTCGCATTGGCGCCCGACGGCGTGGCGATGAGAACGCCCGAGCCGAAAGCGACGGAAGTTGTGCTTGGCATGAACATGGCTCCTTGTGGTGGCGCTCAGGGCGCGAGGATTTTGAGCGGGACCAGCGCGAGGCCCTGGCCGTCGAGGTCGCCGGGGTCCTTCACGATGCGGCCCTCGATGCGGCAGTGATAGACGAGGCCGCCGAGGGTCTGGCGGTCGGACCCGGGGGGCGGCGCGAGCGCTTCCGTCAGCGCATCGAGCGCGATGTTGAGATCGCGCGCGGGAATGGTTTGCGGGTCCTGGCCCGACGAAATGTAGACAAACAGATCGACGTTGAGCGTGGTTTTGCCCGGTAGGGTCTCCGAGGCGAAGGCGATGTTTTCCGCATGCTCGGTGACGAACAGCGCGGGCTGATCGGCCGCCGACACATCGCTCCACAATCTCAGACGGCGCGACAGCATCGCCCAGGTGTCGTTGGCGTTGATCGGCGCCGAAAACCGGGCCTGCGCCAATTGCGCGCACAGGGCTTCCATGATGGTTTCGCGCGCGTTCATGACCCGTCCTTTGCTCGGCTCGCGGCCTCGGCGACAGCGTCGGCGATGGCCCGCCGGATATCGGCGCTTTTGTCCGCAAGCGCGCTGCGCAGGTAGGAGCGCTCAGGGATCTGCGATCCCGGATGGTTGACGCGGCGCGCGAAAGTCTGCTTGCCGTTGAACATGAAGGCGAGGACTTTCGCCTTGTCCGGGATGATTTCATGGGCGGAGGTCTTGCCGCCATATTCGTGGATCGCATCGTACGGCGCGCCGCCATCGCTGGCGATCTCGACGGACACCACATTGTCCTGGTCGGCGCGGCGCAACTGGATGGAATTGCGCAAAACGCCGCTGCGCGTGTTCAGCACGCCGCCGCTCAAGTTTACGCCGACGACCTGCGCGTAAATCTCTTGCGCCAGCGCGTCCATCTTTTCCGCGAGCGCGACGCGCAGGTCGTCGGGAAGCGCGGCCAGTCTGGCGGACAGATCGGCGGCGCCTTCGAGGCTGAAGTCCAGCATGTCAATTCGCGATGATGCGGCCGAAGTTGCGCAGGCTTTGCTGCACAAAATCCGGCATGGCGGTGATGCGATAGGCGGCGGTTTCCTGCCCACCCAGACTTTTTGACACCATGCCGATCCGGTCGCGGTGACGGTAGCGATCAGCCGCCCATTCGAGGGCGCAGGCGGCGAGATCGTGGGGCACGTAGCCGTAGGTGAGGAGCACCTGTGCGCCCGCGTCTGCGGCCGCGAAAGCGTAGTCGCCAAAACTGTCGACCACATATTGGCCGCGCGCCGGATTGGCGGCGACCGGCGTGAGGGCGGCGCCGGACGCATAGGCGACGCCGCAATCGACCGCGAAGGGGCCGTAGGGCTGCAGGGCGGCGATCCGCGCCCCCGCGGCCGGGACCGTCTGCTGCTCCTTGCTGATCTGGTAGCCGGCGCGATAGGCGATGGCGACATTTTGCCAGCCGCGCGAAAAAACGCCGCCGCGCAGCATGACCATCTGCATGGCGCCCGGCGGTTCGTCGTCGCCAGGTTCGAGCACCCAGCCAGAACTTTGGCCATCGCTGGATTGTGGAATCTTCTGTCCGTCGATGCTCACCGAGGCGACGGACACGACGGGCCAGTTGCGCAACTGGATGCGGTTGCGGCCGTTGCCGTCGAAAATGTCGGTGACATCGCGCGGCCAGAGGAAGGCGCGATTGAGCCAGGTGCAGATCGCTCGGCTGATCTGGCTGATCATGCTCGACAACAAAATGTCGTCGGCGCTGGATTGGATGCCGAGATGAGCTTTGAGCGCGCTCAGGGAAACGAGATCGCCTCGCGCCATGGTCAATCTACTTTCCGCTTGTTCTTGCTTTTCGCCGGCGGCGGTTCGACGTCCGGCGCGGGAATGCAGCCATGGGCGAGAAGGGCGCTCGCGCGCGTTTCGTCGGCCTCGAAATATCCTTGGGCGTCGGGAATGATTTCCTCGCCCGCGCTGGAGAGCGCGGTGACCCCGGGAGGAGCCTGAAATTTCATGGGGGCATCCTGTGAAAGGCGCGGGGCGAAAACGCCGTCCCGTTGACGCGGGACGGCGGTGGCGAAGAAATCAGCCGTTGCCGATATTGGTGATCACCGAAATGGACGGCGGGAAATAGTGCTGAAGCACTTCGTCGGCATAGACGCCATATTCGTAGCGGCGCGCGCGCAGCGGCCATTCGATCTGATAGTAGTCCTGGCGGGTGCGCATCTGGATGACGTTGCCGACATTGGCCAGCGGATAGGGCAGCTGGCGCGTGAGGAACAGCATGGTTCCCGCGGGCATGTTGGGGTGAATCTTGATGTCGAGCGACTTGGCGCCGGCCATCGAATATTTGTTCTTGTAGGTCGTCGCCATCACGCCGCCGGCGAAGGCGTCGTTGCGCGCGTCGAACAGGAAGCGCTGCGCCGCGTTGGAGCCGGCGGACAACACCTTTTTCGAAATGTTCATCGCCTCCTGCGAGGACACCCAGACTTCGTCGGGTGACAGGCGGAAATTGTCCCAATTGCTCTTGAGCACGTTCTCGATTTCGACGATGCCGCCGGCGCCGTCGGCGGTCAGCGGCGTGCCGGTTCCGGCGACGCCGTCCGGTTGCGTCACGATCAGCGAGCCCGAGCCAGTGGTGAAAGCCTGGGTCAGCAGGCCGTCGAAAGCGAGCGCGTTGACCGACCAGTCCGCGGCCGGCAGCGAGGCGGCAGTCTGCGTCCCCGTCGCGGTCGCGGTGATGACCACGGAATTGATGGTGGTGATGGCGCCGAGCAGTTCGGAGCCCGCCGCGCCCCAAAACCACGCATATCCCGCAGCGCCGGACTTGACGGTGACGGAGGCGGTGACGGCGCCGGTCGGACCGGTGACGCTGACGGTGGCGTTGGCCGACTTCCGCGCCGCGCCGCCGCCGAAGGAGTCGGAACTTCCGTCCGCGTTGGTGCGGGTGATCTGCGCCTGGATGCCGCCGCTGACGGAGGCGTTGATCAGGCCTTCGTGGGTCAGGGCGACGGCGATCACCGAGAGCGTGGAGGTGGCGAGCGAACCGCCGGTGGTCGCGGCGGCGAGCGTCGGCGTTCCCGTCGTGCCCAGCGCCAGCGAGCCGTTGCCACCGAGGATCATCGCCTCTTCGCCGATCATCAGGGCTTCCAAGCCGGTCTGCGCGGCCAGGGCGCGCAGGTCATCAAAACCCTGGCCGGCGTATTGAGCTTCGAAATCGACGCTGGTTTCGATGCCCAGGCCCTTGTAGTTGGCGATATAGTCCTTGGTGGTCATCGCGGCGACGCCGCCGCGGTTGCCGCCGGAGACGCCGATGCGCAGGCCCGCGGAATTGACCGAGGTGATGGCGCGCCAAGCGGCCTGGACGCCGCCCTTGCCGGACACGCGCGGGATCGAATTGCGCAGCGGCGTCAGCACCGGGAACAGCAGTTTGGCCCCGGCTTCCAGGTCGTAATAGGTGAGTCCGGTGGTCGCCGAGGCGCTCTCGGCGAAGGTGGATTTTTCCAGACTGGCGAAGCGCGGATCGTTCAGCGGGTTCATCTGCGACTTGCGGATCGCTTCCTTCAATTCGAGCGCATTCTGAACAGCGGTCATGGACTTGCTTTCTCTGTTGCGAAATTTTGGACGATCAGCCGAAACGCTTCGGCTGGGACTGGGCGGCCTTGATGAGGACCAGCGAGGCTTTGGCAGGCGACAGGCGGGCGAGTTCCGCTGCAAGCGCTTCGAGACCGCCGCTTTCGCTCGACTTGGAGACTGCGGCGTAACCAGGAATGAGCGGCGGCGGCGCGGGCGTCTGCTCCAGCGCCTCGATGCGGGCGGCGAGATCCGCCAGTTTCGGGCGCAGATCCGCCGTGAGCTTTCGCAACGCATCCGTCTCTGCGCTCAGTTTCTCCACGCGGGGGTCGGCGGCGAATTTTTGCGCGGGACGCGGCTGCATGGCGGCGACCACTTTGCTCTTCAGGCGCGACAGCAGCACCGAAATGTGTTCGTCATGAATGGGGTCGGCGTTGATGTCGTGGGCGATGGCGTCGAAGAAATCGCCGATGATCTCGGCGGCCGGGGCGCCGTTTTCGATGTTGCCCGTCAGCCAGTCGCGCAGCGCGTTCGGGGTTTTGTGGGCGAAGGCGCGGGTTTCGCAGGCGCCGTCGGCCTTGACCAGCTCGAAACTGGCTTCCGGCAGGCAGGGGAGATCGACCAGCGAGATTTCGCTGGGTTTTGCGGTGTAGCGAACGAGGTCGGGGTTTTCGGGGTCGGGCCAGCGTTTCAGATAGACGCCGCCCTGGGAGAAGCCGGTATAGACCCCCTCCTCCACCTTACGCCATTCGTCGTCGTCGATGATTTTCGCGGCGATTTCGATGCGTTTTTCCGCATCGTTGAAGCGAATCGAGGCGATCTTGCCGGCGGCCACCGCGCCGTGCATGGCGCGGACATTGCCAAGGCTCCTGCCGTCGGTGGCCTTGGCGAAAGTTTTCGACCAGGCCTGGTATTGCGGCTTGGTGCTGGCGTAATCGCAGATTTCGCCGGCGCGGTCGGGGGATTCCGCCGTCGCATAGCCGTAGACCAGGCGCTGGGCGGCGTCGGCTTTCCGGAGGGGGATGAAGATTTGCAGTCGATCCGACACTTTGGCTCCTTTGGCTTTCGCCGCGCCTTTGACGAGGCCGGGCATTTTTTCTAAACGGAGGGCGTCGCCGCTTTCCTCGCGGCGTGACGGGACGGGACGATGGATTTCTGGAGCGACAAGGCGCGCGGTTTGAGCCCCTACACGCCCGGCGAACAGCCGCGCATTGAGGGGCTTGTAAAACTCAACACCAATGAATCGCCGCTTCCGCCCTCACCGCGCGCGGTCGAGGCCATGCGCGAGGCGGCTGCGGATTCGCTGCGGCTTTATCCCGATCCCGAGTCAGTCGCCTTGCGGGAGACGCTCGCCCGCTATCATGGAGTGGCGCCGTCAAATGTGTTTGTCGGCAACAGTTCCGACGAGGTTTTGGCGCATGTGTTCGTCGCGCTGCTGAAGCATGACCGTCCCTTGCTTGCGCCCGATGTGACCTACTCGTTCTATCCGGTTTGGGCGAAGCTTTATGATGTCGCCTATGAGACGGCGGCGGTCGATGAGGGCATGCGGATTCGGGTGGACGATTTCTGCCGGAATTCGGCGGGGGCCATCGTGTTCGCCAATCCCAATGCGCCCACCGGCATCGCCCTGTCGCGCGACGAGGTGGCGCGGATGGTTTCGGCCAATCCTTCCATTCCCGTGGTGGTGGACGAGGCTTATGTCGATTTCGGCGGCGAGACCGCGACTCCGCTGATATCGCAGTTCCCGAATTTGCTGGTGGTGCGGACGTTTTCTAAATCGCGGGCGCTGGCGGGGTTGCGGGTTGGCTATGCGATTGGCGACGCCGGGCTGATCGAGGCGCTTTCTCGTGTGAAAAACTGTTTCAATTCCTATCCGGTCGGGCGCATCGCCCAGGCCGGGGCCATCGCATCGGTCGAGGATGATGCATATTTTCAGGCGGGGTTGGCGACGATTGTGGCTGAGCGCGGGCGGATGACTGCGGCGCTGGTGGAGCTTGGTTTCGAGGTGTTACCGTCGAGCGCGAATTTTGTGTTCGCGCGGCACCGGGCGGTGGGCGGCGCCGCGTTGGCGCAAGGGTTGCGCGAGCGGGCGGTGCTGGTGCGGCGTTTCGATGCCCCGCGCATCGCCGACTATCTGCGGATTACTGTCGGGACCGCGGAGCAGACCGATCGCTTGATCGGGGGGCTAAGGGACATTCTCGGCTGAGCCCGCGAGCGGCTTGGCGCCCTGCCCTGTCGTGACCGTCAGGACGTCGGCCATGGGATCGTTGGGGAGTGTTTCTCCCAAAATTTGGGCGGCGCGGCGGCGGGTCATCATTCCCGCATTGACCAAAGCGACCAGGTTTTCACGCTGGACCGTGGGGTCGACCACGGCGTCCGTGCGCCAGGCGAATTCAAGGTTTGGCGCGCCGAGTTGCGTGATGATGGAGTCGCAGAGGCGCTTGATCCAGGCGAGGATGGGTTGCAGGCCCTCCTCGCTGGACATTTGCGTCTGCGTCTCGCTGGTCGAGCGGTTCATCTGGTTGATGAAGGGTTGCGGCGACACCGAAAAGGCGAAGCAGACCACGCGGGCGATCCATTCGTCGAACGCGTTTTTCAGCTCGGGCTCGCGGGTCTGAATAAAAGTCTTGGCGACGCCGCCGGGGACGAATTTTGCCCGCCGGCGCCTCGCCAAGTCGCCATCGAAATAGAGGTCCCAATAGTCCTGGAAATTCTTGATCTGGTCGGGGGTCCAGCTGTCGGGGACGCCAATCAGGCTCTCAGGGATGTTGCCCTCGGTGTAATAGTTGAGTTGGTGCAGTTGCCGCTTCAGGCCGATGTTGACCGTGGCGATGATTTGTTCGACCGGGGAAAAACCGTAGGCGCGATGGCTGCGGACATTTCGCGGGCGATAGATGATGTCGCGCGCGGTATAGTCGACCGCCGGCAGGCCTTTTAGAATTTGCTGGTAGGCGACGGGGTGGACGGTTTTGCCGTTTTCGGTGAAGAGGCGCGGGGTGCGGCCCCAGAAATCGAGCACCGGTTTGATGGTGGCGCCGTCGAGCGGGTGCAGGCCCAACAAATTGCCGGCGCGGTCGCGCTCGCACCAGAGCGCGGGGGCGTCGATGACAAACAGGTCTTCGAGGATCATGCGCAGCCAGGCGTTCCAGTCATGGGCGCCATCGGGGCTCTGCAAAAAAGTTTCGACGCGGGCGAGTTCGGCGGGGTCGGCGTGGCGGCCGGCTTTTGCGCGAACCGTCCAATTCATGCGCTCGACCTGGTCCTTGCGCGTCTCGATGACGAGGCGCAACAGGTCGTAAGCGTCGGCCAGCGCGCGCAAGTCGGCGAAGGAGATCGACTCATAGCCTCTCGCGCGTATGGAAAGGTTGTAGCCGGCCGGGAAATCCCACTGGCGGCCGGCGACATCGCTCGGGGCGCCAGGATTTTGTGGGGTGGAGGGGCCGAACCAGTCGTCGGGCGCCTGCGCGCTCGCTTTGGCGCGGGCGGAAAATTCCGCAGGCGAAAGGGACCAGCGTGGCAAGCCCGCGCCGCGTTCGGTCATGGGAGTCTCCAGGTATTGAGTCGATCGACGCGCTCGAGTGGCGCGGATGCGTGGACCGCCCTCATCCTTCGAGACGCTCGCTTGCGCGGGCTCCTCAGGATGAGGGCTGATTCAGAGCGGCGCGATCATCCCACGCCACTCTGTTCTCCCGCCAGGGTGCGGTAGAATTCGAAGACAGCGCCGCCGCTTTCCTGGCTGAGCGCCAGCGCCGTGACCGCCCAGACCAGGGCGTCGACGCGGTCGGGGGAATAGCCGGTTCGCGTCCGATCAAAATCGGGCGTCATGGCGCACATCTGGTCTTCGAGTTTTGCAAAGACGCCGCAATGTTTGACACGACCCTGTTCGTAAAGGGCGGCGACCGGTTCGGCGCGGGCGAATTTGCCTCGGCTGGCGCGGACCGCGCGGTAAGGAATGTTGGCGTCGATCTGGCGCAACAGCGTTTCGATCATCTCGCCGCCATTGTTGACTTCGGCGACGATGCAATCGGCTTCGAAATTTCTAAAAGCTTCGACGGCGCGGGTAGCCCAGCCCAGCGGGGTTTCGCCCTGGCGCGAGAGGTCGGCGAGGATATGAACGTTGCGGGTCTCGTCGAGACCCGCAACGACCATTCCGCATTCGTCGGCGTTCTCCCCGGAGGTGGCGGGCGGATCGATGGCGACGACGATGCGGGTGAGTTGCGTCCTCGTCCTTCGAGACGCCGCCTGCGGCGGCTCCTCAGGATGAGGGCTTCTCGACGCTTGCTGAACAGACTCTTCAGGACGGGGGGGTGGGTAGCCGATTTGCGCCTGTTCGAGCAGGGCGCGCGTCCAGAGCGCGCCGGGAACGTCCAGGAGCATTTCAGCATGCAATTCCTGGCGGCCGAGACGCGTGCCCTCGTATTTGCGCACCACGCGGTCCAGAAAATTTTCGGCGAGATTGCCGATGTTTTCGAAGGTGGAGTGGCGGGTGGAATGCGTCAGCGGGTCGGCCAAGAGGTCGCGCATCAGCTTTGTCGGGCGCGGCGTGGTGGTGAGGATGGCCTGCGGTTTTGTTCCCAGGCGCAGGCCGAACAGTGCCTGATCCCAAGCCTCGGGATATCGCCAGGCCGCGATTTCGTCGCACCAGAGTTTTTGATGCTGCTTGCCTCTGAGGCGCTCGGGCTCCTCGGCGGAAAACAAGAGACTCTTGGCGCCATTGGGCCATTCGAGCCTGCGTCTGTGCGCGACGTAGCGAGGGCGTTCGTCGCGCGGGCAGGACGCCAGCACGCCGGATTCGCCTTCAACCATTACGTCGCGCACATCATCGGCGGTCGCGCCGATCAGGTTGACCATGCCGAACTCACGCGCCCATTGGCGCACGGTTTCGGCCCCAACCCTCGTTTTGCCCCAGCCGCGACCGGCGAGCGGAAGCCAATAGACCCAATCGCCTTCGGGAATGAGCTGCTCCGGACGCGCCCAAAACGGCCAAAGGGTTTTGAGCGATTCCAGCTCGTCCGCGTCGAGGCTGTCAAAAAAAAGGGCGCGCTCACGGGGGGTGAGGCGCGCCAGCTCACGCGCATGCGTTGGGAGGGGACGCATGGCGCAGACTTAACTCTTGGCGTTTTTGGCTTTTTGGCCCTGGCCGCGCGCGAGATGCTCGAGTTTCTGAATCAGGGTTTTCCGCGCGTCCTCGAGCGAGGTTTCGGCCTCAAGGCTCGCGTCGAGGCCGAGGAGTTTGGCGCGGCGGTCGATGATGGCCAGCACGCGCTGGGCGGCGGCGGCGTCGCCCTTCAGCGCCTGTTTGTAATGGGCGGTCTGCAACTGGTCGAGGCGCATCAGTTCGAGATCGCGCAGGTCGCGGGCGGGGGCGTGCGGGCTGGAGCGCAGCGCCTTGGCGACAATGGCGTAGACGCGGCTCACCGAGACGCGCTTAAAACCGGCCTCCGGGAGTTTTCTGGCGATCTCGAAAAAGGTGAGCCCGTGGAGGCGCATGTTGAGAATGGCGAGGTCGCGGCTGACGCGGTCGAGGGGGTGTTCCGGAGCTTGCGCCTTCTGCCTTGTGGTTGTTCTTCCGCGGGGAGCCGACGCCATGGTCCATCCATTTCCCGCTCGGCCTCGGCCCGAAGGACCGGGCAAAGCAAAGCCCGGGGCGCTTCGTTTGGGGACGAAGCGCCGCCGGGCGCAAATCTTCAACATGGATATTTGTAGCGGAAGTCAGTCGACCCGTCAATGGGCAAAATGGGATTTTGTGATTTTTTTTGGGCTATTGCCCATTTTGGCAGGAACGGATGGGCGGCGGCTCGATTTTATTACGCTATAGCAATGTCTTGGCGTGGATGGCCGGGACCAGCCCGCCATGCCGGCCACGTGCTCAGTTGACCGTGAAACGGCCGGCGAAGCGGCCGACAATGCGGATTTCGTCGGCGCCCGCTTCATAGGGCGCATAGGAGGAATTGACCGAGATGATGCGGACGCGCATGGGATCTGCGCCCATCACGATCTGCAGGCGCTTGATCACCAGGCCATAGCCGTCCCACAAGGCAAAAATGCCCTCGGGGCTCGGGACGGTGTAGCGCAGGTCGATGAAGACGCGGTCGCCTTCATAGAGGCGCGGCTCCATGGAATCGCCGATCACCTCAAAAACCCTGATGTGGCGCGGCGCGGAATGCAGCACGCCCTGGACGATGGTCTCCGGCAGAGTCCATTCGGCGGCGACCGCGGCAGCGGCATAGGAATTGCCGCTCTCGTCGTGGACGTAGGCCTCGATCGGGACGCCGCCGCCGCCGGCGCCGGCGCGGACGTCGACCTCGAAAATGGTCGAGGTCTGCGTCTCCTTGTTGTCCACGAGGCGGCGGTCGACGCTGGTGTCGAAGCGGCGCGTGGTCGGCGGCTCACGCTCGGTCTCCTTGCCCGCAATGAGCCAGTCGAGCGAGCGCCCCAGAGCGCCGGCGAGCTTGTTGAGCGCGGGCAGCGAACCGCCGCGACCGCGCTTGAGCGCGTCGCGGACATAGGTTTCGCCCAGACCGGCGCGCACCGAAAGGGCCTTCATGTCGAGGCCCTGGCGCGCCATCTCGGCTTCGAGCCGGCTTTTCCACTGGTCGTCCATGATGGGATAATTCCCATGTTTACGTTAAGACGTCTAGTGGGCAGATTCCCATTGACGCTACAACCGTGTTCTTATTATGTTCTAGCTCCAGTTGCAAGGCGAATTCCCCCCACCGCGAGTTCCTCCATGACAAATGTCGTTCCGTTCAGCAGTTTCGCCCTTTCCGCCGCGAACGTGTTCACGCCGCGCCCCGGCGCGCGGCCGGTGACGGTCGAAAAGGCCAAGCCGCGCGCCGCCGCGCCGAAAACCGGGCGTTTCGGCCTCGCCGCCGAGCCGCGCCCCGTGGCGCGCAAGATCGAGATCAAGACGCCGCCGCCGCCCGCCGCCGCGCAGCTCTATGTGCATAATGGCGCGAGCTATGTCCGCTCCGAGGCCTTCGAGCAATGGCTGGACGAGGCGGCGCGGCGGGTGATCGCGCAAAAGCCGGGGCGGATGTCCGGCGCCTATGCGCTCGAAATCGTCGCGCCCCGCACCGCGCGCACCCGCCATTTCGGCGTGCTGGAGCGGCCTTTGATCGAACTGCTGACGCGCTGCCGGGTGATCACCCACGGTCTTTCGCCCGATCGGTTTTCGGTCAGCTATGGCGGGCTTGGCGGCGAGCTGGCTCTCACCCTCACCGAATTCGCCGCGCCCTGAAGGATGTCGCCATGGCCAGACCGCGCAAGACCAAGGTGTCGCTGCCCAAACTCTCCTGTCTCGACGAGACCGGCGCGGGGGCGCGCAAAATGCTCAAAGCCTTTCATCGCGCCGGATCCCGCGCCGTGGAAGGGCCCAGCGTCGAGCGCCTCCTGCGGGCCGGCGACGCCGCGCATATCGAAAGATTTTCCGAAGTGGTGGAGGTGGCGCGCGGCGACACGTTCGAGGCGGTGGCGGTGGATTTCGTCCGCATGCGCATTGACGACGGGCCGCTGGCGCGGCTGCGCGACCGGGGGCAACTCGACCGCGACGACAAGGCGCGCAACTGGGCGCTGGCGCTGGCGGGCGAAAAATACCGGCACATGTTCTTTCGCTCCGGACTCGATCCGCTACATTCGCTGGACCCGACCCGGGAGGTTGGCGCCGACTATGCGCCGGGCGCCATGTGGCGCAGCGAGTCGCAACTGGAAGCGCTGCAAAGGTTTTGGGCCGCGCGCGACGCGATCCCCGAGGATTTTCGAGCGCCTCTGGCCGCCATCGTTCTCGAGGACCGGGAAATCGTCGACGTCGGGCGGGAGATCGGCGCTTATCGCGACGCCAAAATGGCCGGGGCCGTCGCATTGTTCATCCTGCGCCGGGGCCTTTTCGCCCTGGCGCGACATTATCGGATGATCGCCGCGGGGGATGCGCCGTGA